ATACATTGATATGAATTCGTCTGGATGATATGAAAGATTATTAGATGATACAACCTCATCTAACCATTTTTTATCTTCATTACTTAACATTGGATTACTTAAATCCATTACTTTATAATTTTTTTCCAATTCATCTCTACCTTGAATTACTCTAGCATAAACTACATGATCTTGCATCTTTTTTTCAGATATATTTAATATATCATCCCATATCATATCTTTTTTTGCCAATTCAGGAAACTTTTTTAATAAACCTTTTTGTCCTAATCCTTTAACTCCTTTAATTTTATCAGAACTATCACCTAATAATGTTTTATATAAAATAAAATTTTTAGGAGAAATATTAAATTTTTCAACTACTGTTTCTTTTGTATAATAATTTTTTTCAATAGGACGATATACAATAACATTATCACTAACTAATTGAATAAAATCTTTATCAGATGATACTATAAATGCTTTATCCTTTGAATCTTTTGGTATTATCCCACTTAAATATGCAATAATATCATCAGCTTCAACTTTATCTATACTAACAGTTTTAACAGGAAGAGTTTTAAGGTATTGAATTATACGAACCATTTGATCTACCTTAGCATCATGTTCATCTTCAATATCATCAAATGCTTCCCAGTTAGTAATGCGTTGTAAATCTCTACCTGATTTATATTCTGGTATTAAATTTTTTCTATTATTAGCAGATCCTGCCCCATCAAATACTACATAAACTTGTGTTGGGTTAATTTGTCTAATTAAAGCTCCAAGTGATCTAAAAAATCCCCCTAAACCCCCAATATGAACCCCACTAGGGTTAACCATATTAAGCATTGCAAAATTTCTAAAGAATAAATTTAAACCATCTATAAGTAATATTCTTTCTCCAGTTTGTATAGTATTTCCATCCTCCTTAATATTATCTAGAAGGTTAAATAAATCTTTATGTTTCATCTAATTGATTTTAATTACGTAAATATACGAAAAATCTCTTAGAAAGCCAAATGTATTATTGGGGTTCTTGATCAAAAGAAGTAATATCAGTATATGCTTGATCTTCTTCTACTACTCTAAAATCACCACCACCCAAAATAGCTTTCCATTCTTCTGCTCTTTGTGCTTTATAATCCTTCAATTCTCTATCATTATCATTAATAAATCCATGAGGAGTCATAACAATTTTTCCTCTAGTAGTAACACCATTAATATGGTTTTTATCAATTTGAATATTTACTCTTTTAGCAAATTCAACTTGTTTACCATCCTTAATAGCTTTAATTTTAGAAGTTCCAGCTGACATAATATTACCAAATGTAACAACAAAAGTAGAATCAAACCACATTGCATAACCTCCTTTATTCATTAATTTAGGTTGACCCATTGGAGATTCTGGTTTTAAAGTCCATACTTTATTAATACATACAAGTGTATTAGTATGTGGGCTACTTTCTTTACGTGACAAAGTAATACGTTGGTTTACATTATTCCCAAATTGAGTTGACATAGCACCAGCATTCCATTCATTGTTATTTTTATTTGACTTAATAGACATTTCACAAGGTACTGATCCTATAGAATCCCATAAGAAAAGTAAATCATAAGGTAAATTACCTTTTTTCTGTTCATCAATTAAATCTAAAATAAATGCAGATACATCTTCAATTGAATTTATAGTTTCTCTATCAACATATATAAAATTCCCTTCATAGTTAAGAATTTCACCAGTTTTTTCATCAACTATTTCTTCAACATCCATTCCCATCATTCTAGCATGATCCCAAGACCATTTCATTTCTGTAATAATAAAAACTGGTAGTATACCTCTTTTTTGAGCTGAAACTGCAGCTTCTAATAATCCAGTAGTTTTACCTGTATCTGAATGTCCTCTAAGAAGAACAATATGTCCCATAGGTATTCCAGGAATTGATGTTACATCTTGAAATGCCTTAGATAAGGGAATCCATTCTTGTTCTTTAAATTTAACATTTTGCTTTAAACCCTTTTTATCTTTAAAAGCACTTAAATTAAATTTAGATCTAATTTCCTTAGATGCTGCTTCCGTAAGCGATCTTTTTTTTCTAGCCATCTAATACAATATTAAAATGGTAAGTCATCATCTTCTTTACTTGATTTTTTATCATCAAATAAAGCATCAAATTTATCTGCTTTGGTAGTTGTATCTTTACCTTCAAGTGAATAATTACTAGATTCACCATCAAAAGCTACTGCTGGTTCAGAGATAATGTCATCTTCTTCTCCACCTTCTGGTTTTAAGAATGCTTCTAAATTAGCTTTAACTTCATCAAAAGTAAGTCTTTTAAATACTTCTATTGGGTTTGGTTGAGTATCTAAAGCTCTTTCAACTATATTAGTATTATCACTAATAGGTGATTGTTTCATTGAAGGTGATATTGTTGTTTTATTATAAGGAGTTCCTGTTACTTCAGGTCCTACTGTAGTTAATTTAATATCTCTTCCTCCTGAAACATCAGTATAATCTCCAATTTCATCATCAGCTGCTAAATTTAAAAATGCTTGATAAACTTCTTTACCAAATTGCCATAATTTAACACCTTCTTCTTCTTCACCTCTTACAATTACTGGTGCAAAGATACGAGTTTTAGCATCTAATTTTTTAGCTAAATACCAATTTTCTTTATCTCCACTATCACGTAATTGTTTTGTAAATTCCTGAATTGGGTCTTTCTCTCCCCAATTCATAGGAGAAGCCATTACTCTTTGACCTATACCATAGTAAAATTGCATTTCAGTAAAGGGAAATGATTTATTATATTTGTTAGGTACAACCCTAACTTGTTGCTTTCCAACTGAAGGCTTCCAGAATATTGATTTTCCTGTTCCTTTGTTGGCATTAGATTGAGTCTGAAGTGACTCTAACTTTTGTTTAATTTGATTTAAATCCATGTTTATAACTTTTTATTTTAATAACTATGTTAATATACGACTAATACTTAAAACAACCAAACTATAGTTCAATTATTTTATGTATTTTTGTTTTTAATTGTTTTAACTCATCATGTTGAGTTAATAATACAGAATTTCTGTAGTGTTCCCAAGTTATAGGAAACTTAGTATCAACTACTCCTCCATTTAATTTTTTAATTAATTCATTTAAAGCATTAATTGTATAAAGAGTATTTGTTTCTTTTTTTCTATGTACTAAAATAGTATTATCAGGTAAATCTGTATTTGCAAGATCTTGATCTATGTTATATGTACAAACATATTCATCATTTGATTTAATGTATAAAACAAATATCTTATTATACATTACATTATATGTATTTGCAATACTTCTTAGAAGATTTTCTAAATTTTCTAAGGTTGTAAAAGTACAAAATAACTTATTATTCAAATCTCCTAGGTTTTGATTAGTAATGTCCGAAAAATCGTCCATCATATACATATTAGGAGTTTTATTTAAAATTGTAATCGCTTCCATAGCATGTTTTTATTTGTAATTTATATTTACTAAATAATTTTTTAATATCCTTCAAAATTCCTTCTTCTTCTTTACTTAAATCAAATAAAAACGAATCATAAGTATATAAAACTATTTTGGTTTTTTTGTTTCTTAATAACTTTATTATTTCCCATAATATATGGACATTCATTGACGTCTCCAAATTTTGTAGTAAATAATTTAAAAGTTTTTGAGGTTTCATTTCACCTAATTTTTCTTTTTCAAATTTATGTTTTGAAATAGGACATTCAATCCAGCCTTTTTCTACAAAATCTCGCCATAAATTATCAGTATATACTTGTACTTTTTGAAAAAATTCTAAATGTTTATATTGATCAAATACACCTCCATATAATTGTTTAAATGTTAATTCTTTAGCTTTTTTGTAATCCACTCCATACATTTTCGCGAAGGCAGTATGAATATCTTCATTACCAAAATTAAAGCCAACCAACTTAGATAACAAAGTAGGATGATAAGCGCCAATGTCAAACTCCACAAAAATGTCATTACTGGGTATAAAACTTTCTCTACTGTTATTTTCTTTATTAAGTGCGGCATAATTTACTCCTTTAAATTTATTACTTGGTCTTCCTGTAAGGGTTTTAAAGTTGTACTGAGTGTAGACGTATTCTCCATCGATAGGATGAAAGTGCGATTCAAATTTTTCTTTGTCAACTCGTATACCACTTCTTTCAATGGCGTTGAATACCATTGAAGATTTATCATTGTAGAATTCATTGATTTTTCCATTTATTTTATCTTTAAGGTTATTATATATTTCTTCACAATACTCATAGTGTTTAACTATAGGTATAATTTTATTTACATCTTTTTTATTAGGATATCTTTTATTAAAAATATGATGAGTTTGTGTTAGTTCTGGTATATACGGAGGGTTTTGTTGGTTTATGTCAAAGAGGCCTTTTAAAGGTAAATAATGTAAAAATTCCTTCTTATCACGTACATATATGTTACTAAATTTATGTAACATCATGTTTATCTCCGTTATATTTATATTTAAAGTTTCACTATGTGATAGTGGGACAATAAATCCTTTAGTTGATACTAACGGTCTAATATACAAAGCACAAATATTATTTTGTGCAGGGTGTATTAAATAACTATTTGGAATTACTTCTATAAAAACTTCTTCCCAATTAGCATTTGTAAATCGTTCAAATTGAACTTTACTTTCAACTAACCAAAACATAACTTTTTTATTTTAATATAAAAAAAAATTATTTAATATCCACCCCCAGTTGAAGATCCTCCACTAGGTGTTGGAGATGATGAAGGAGAAGATGGGGTTGTTGGAGGAACATAATTAGGATCTGTTGAAATAAGAGATCTATACTCAATGTTTTGTGTTTCTCCTGTTTCAACTACTCCTTCTTGATTTAAAGGATTAACTACTTCGCTCATATAAAATCTTTTATAGAATAATTTTCTATGAGGGGTTGAAACATGTACTCCTCCTTCCATTGGACCTTGAAATTCATGAATATGATATTCTCCTACATAATCTTTTCCTTGAGGTGTTATTAATTCTCCTCCTAATGTTGTTAAATTTTCTGCTTCAGTATATAAATAATATTGGAGATAATCTTTTTTTAAATATTTATCTAATCCTTTTCTATTAATGTTTTTTTCAGCAATAAAAATTCCACCCTTGTTATTATT